TATTGCCATGTTACCTCCTAGTAAAATATGACCCCGATTAAGGGGTCATATACAGATAAAGCCTTATGTGACTGTATCAGCCAGTTTAGCTTGAACGATGTGCTCATCTTCAACACGAACAGCAGCCATCTGAAGCATCAGATAAATCTGCCATGCAAATGACATATCAGTACGCTCACCAACACGAGTAGCAATGTCACCACCAACATGCAGACCCAGTGCTTTCTTGGTGAAAGCTAGGCAGTCAAGTTGATCGGCTAGTGGTGAGTTTAGGCGATTAGAGACAATCCAATTGAATCCCAAGAAGTCAGGCATGTAACCGGTAGCCAATGCCTTTTTGTCCTGAAAATCACCAGAAACAACCTCAATTAACTGGAACATTTTACGCTTCTGCTTAGGCCCAATGACGAAGAATCTAGGTTCATCAGGGTCAACATCATTCGCGTCAAAGACCTCTTGAGTTTCAAGAATGAAGTCCAGAGAGATTTCGGCAGTATAGTCACCAAGGATCTGTCCGGCAGGTAGAGCAACTGTACCACCAGCACCATCTGCAGCATCTGCAGTAGCAGCCGCAATGAGGATGTCGTCAATTTGACGGTTCATATTCATCACGAGGTTTTCAGTTGATGCGCTCTTCGGATCAATCAACATCTGAATAATATCTTCTGGTTCGATGATCTCACCAGTGTCATATGTTGCTAGAACAGTGTTTCTACGAGTCCAGCCAAGTCCGTCAGTTGAACCGACAGCACCTGATCCGTTACCACCAGCAGGTGATACTTTACGGGGAGAGTCTTTCAAACGTGCTGAACTAGCAGCTAGACGATCCCAGTTGTGCTTTTCTGATTGTTTGTTTACTTCGCTAACGCAATGACGAAGACGAGATTTTGATTGCTGTGCCAGTTGACGAACGTTGTTTTCAAACGTTTCGATATAGGCATTAGGTACTGTGATAGCCATTAGAGGCTCCTATAAAAAGAATTAATTTAAAGTTAATCTCTTTCAAGGTAGTCCACAAAATGGGCCTTTCCATTGATGTTGCTGCTCAGTGGTGAATAATCCAAATAGGGGTCACCTCTTACTAGCCTTCGGCTAGAGGATACCACCCATTCTGCGTAATACAAAATGGGTGGATTATATTTATCCGTTTACTGCCAATATCTGCTCGCTTAATGAGACTAGCCTGTCCTGAAGATCCTTCTGCTCTCTAGGGGTGAGGTTCTCTTTAATTAAACGCTGGGTCACTTCGTTACGTTTCTGCCTCAACTCATCGGTTGTTGGCTGTGAGACGTTATTGACTTGATTAGCCATAGGCGAACCCTCTGCTCCCAGCTGAGTCGCAATCGTATCAAGTAGCCGTAAGGTAGGGGCATCAACGTTATTCCCTGCCAGTGCTCCCTCAATGCCAGCATGACCGCCTAACTGCTTAACTATGGATGCAGCACGTTCAACCTTCTCGTTATAAGCCAACCCCCACTCACCCTGAAGCTGTGCAAGACCGGCATCTCTTTCCTTAACCATTGCGCCAATCTGGTTCTGGGTTAACTCGTTATGCTTCTGGCTGATTGCCTCGAACTGCTTTTTAGACATCCCAAGCTCATGAGCCGTTCCTGCCAAAGCACCAAACGCTTCAGCATCAACACCCTCTGGTGCCACATAACCACCAGCATCCTCAGGCCTACCTAATGAGTTGTACACATCAGCCATAGACTCAGCGTTCTCAAGGTCAGGCTTCTTCATTAAGCCCAAGTTCTGGTGCTCAAGAACCCTAGACGCAAAGGCACTGATAGCCTCGTCACCAGCCTCGTCAGTAGGGATACGTACTGAATTACCCACCATCGCCTTGGTATCAACAAATGCCTTCGCTAAGGTAGCCACATCAGGCATGTCCTTTAACGATAGGTTATGCTTCAAGTCTTCAGGCAAGTTACTCTGCCAGCTATCACCATTCTCAACTATAGGTGCTGCAGTTACTTCTGTTGATCCAGTTACTTCTGTTGATCCAGTTACTTCTGTTGATCCAGTGCTAATTTCTTTTGTCATCGTTCGTCTCCGCAAGTCTCTTCAATGTCCAGACAACATCACGCTGTCCAATTTGCCGACTCAGATCACCGTCCGTAATCTTATTGTCGTAATAGCGATCCGATAGGAACTTCATCAGCGCCTGACCGTCTCTCGTTTTAAATAACCTATCAGCAATTATTTTGATCTGATCAAGGTGTGTTACTTTCTTTATACCCATTACTGCATCCCCTCCATTGCTCCTTCAGGAATCTCAATACCAGCATCCTGCATTTCATTAGCCGCTGCTCCAACAGACTGCATTGCATCACCAGCACCCTGTAATGCAGCAATCTGCTCTGCTGCCTGTTGCTTCTTAGCCTTCTCTTCACGTTCCTCATCAATCTGAGCCTGACCCTTGAGGGCTTTAGCTGGAACACCCTGCATAAGTGCCATTTGTCTAACAGCACCATCGATGTCAACAATATCCATTGCTGCAGGATAGGCTTCTGCCAACTGTGCTGTAGTCATTAAGAATTGCTGAATGGCTTGAGCCGTATCAAACTTCTGAGAGCGAGGTAGTGGCCCTGAGTACTCAATATCCAATGAAGAATCATCGACACCCTCAGGTAAATCCAACAGCTGACCTGATCGGTACATGATGTTGAAGGCTCTCTTTATTAATGGATCAAGTAGGTCAGTCTTCAGTCTGCCAAATGTTGGCCCTAATAGCCGTTGCATTAACTCGTAACGGACATTGACCTCTGTTGCAGTCATTGCCGGAGACTCTTTCAGCTCCAACTGATCTTGATAAAAGTACTTTCTAATCGCATCAACCAGCATCTGGATCTCAAGGTTCGATACATCAAATCGTGACCCAGATTCGTAAGGTTTAATGCCATTTATGTCCGTTACAATGGTCAATGCACCCCTATCCAGATTGATGTCACCAAGCAACGCAGCCTCTTCAGCCAAGTTAGCTGGATCAATCGCTTTACCTGCAGCTTCCAGAGTTGCCTCCTTCACCTGATTCAACGTAAGGATGTCTGCTAAGGCAACCGTTGCTGGACTATGACCCCACTTTGAACCCGCAGTCTTCCTCCACCTCGATACGAAGGCTGGCATCTCGTAATAGCCACCCTCTTCACCAAGAAGCTCAGCACCTGTCTTCAATAAATACTTGTAACCAAAGGGCCTCTTCTTTGCTGCTATCGGCTTACCTGTGTCCAAGTCAATCGGAACCTTCCTTGGGAATACGCAGAAGATTATGTCCAGCTTCGTTGCACTAAATGCAGGGTTATCTGCCTTCTTCTTAACACTTTCAGGCACCTTGTCTTCACCAAACTTTGAGATAATCTGAGTGGGAGTCCACTGGAGGTGACGGTATAGTTTGCTAACCTGCTTGGTATGATCCTCTTCAAAGTAGATCTCACGGACTGGGATAGCAGTGAAACTCAACTTACCCGTATCCTCATCAAGCTCCTCCGTTAGGCAGGAAGTGCCAAAGCCAACAATATCCAAATAGGCTTCAGCTATCTCAATATCAAAGTTACTCTCATGTAATGCGTTATAAAGCTTATTGGTTGAATCATCCAACCACTCCTTAACGGCATCATCCTCATTCAGCTTCTCGTCACGGAACTGCAACGCAAACCACTTTTGAGCAGGAGACGTAAGGTTGCCATGAATACTGGCTGCTAACGACTGACAGGCAAAGATAGCCGTTGCATCGTAAATAGCTCGTCTATGCCAATCTACCTCACCCTCATCACTGAGTGACGTATAAAAGTCTCCCCGTAATGGCAGAACAAACTTCTCAATCAGATCCCATATTTGCTCTACTGACCCCTTACGCTCACTGCGTAGAGCCTCAAAGCACTTAACTATATCTTGATTATTCACCGAAACATTCTCCTCAAAGGTCGTATTGTTTTATTAACTTTAAACTTGGTTGTATCAACATCAGGCTTGATGAGTTCTCTTCCTTCACCTGCTCCCATCATCAGGTATTGAAGTGCCTCTGCAACATGACTATATCGCCCTTTGTCAGGCTTATCATGATAACGCTCATCACCTGATACCTGAACACGTCTGTACTTATACCCACCCGCTAACGCCTTCCTTAAGTTGCGACACCTTGGGGATATAACCAATCTCGGAACAGCTTGCATCGTTAAGGTGGTCAATGCCTTCGCTACAGACTCTACACGTAACGTAAAGTCATTGCTGGGAGCCTTAACTGCCGGAATACCTTGTGCTCGTAATATCTGAAAGGGAGTCCTCTCATCAACCTGACTACGCTGCTCACCAGCTGGATCACCCCAAGCCCTAATAGTATGACCCCTATACTTCTCTTTAAGGAGCTGACCAAGCAACTCACCAAACCTGACAGCACCCATATCCTCCGTAACAAGCTCATCATAAATAATCCACTGATCAGTAGCCGACTTCTGAGCTATAACGGCAGCTGGAGTTAACCCAAAGTCAATCCCAACATACACAACACCCCTCATTATCTGAGGCTCATCCTCAAGCACATGCACTGTATCAGAGAACTCTGGAAAGATAGGCTTACCATCCTTCACATACCCATACTTCCCATGAACATAAACATCAATCCAAGCAGAATCATGCCCTGACTGAAGCCTCTCGTAATAGTTAGGAGGCAAGTTAACCTTATTCTCAGCCTCCTTACTCAACCCTGATGGCTGATGATAAACACTCCAACCGTCAGGACGATCCTCCTCAAACAACCGATACCACCAGTGATCAGTATCAGGAGGGTTCGTATCCATAATAATCCCATTCCATGTAGGTCCACCGTCCCTCCTACTGGGGAAACGCCCTACACGACCCTGCAACATATCCAGAATAGCCCTCGGTATCTCCTTTGCCTCGTTAATCCATGCTCCCGTTAACTCCAAAGACAGTAACTTCTTCACGTCATCAGGACGATCTAACGCCCTAAATAGAAACTCAACATGCATATCACCCGACTCAAACACAAACTCCATGTCAGCAGCCTTCCACTTACCCAATGACTGCGGAAACCAGTCAAAGAATGTCCTTATAGTCGTATCATTTAGCTCCCTATACGTATTCCTAATGATCGCCCAACGACTTCTACGTATCCCATCAGGCCCTTTCTCCTGCTCACTCATCAACTTCAGCAGTTCAGCAACACATCCAACACTCTTCCCACTCCCAATAGGCCCCACCAACCCCCTTATGAAGTCATCAGAGTCATGAAACTTCCAAATCGTAGGCCAAGCCAAGTACTCCCTGTTAATCAGCTCCATTAACAACCTCCTTCGAAGGCATAGACACAGGCCGTATCGAATACAAAGAGCAGCAATCAACAGGACAACTCTCTATTTGCTGTCTCCACGAACCATCATCAGCAGGATCAAAGCCACATTCAATACAATGTGCAATCATCTTCCCTTTAAAACCGCTCTTTCCTGCATATTTAGCCACTAATGCAGCCTTACGGGTATGTCTCTCCTCGTGATGCTTATTCATGCTCTTATATCTCCATTAAAGTAATAACTACCAGCGAAAAAAATAATATATATGGGGAGTTAATGTTGTTTCTGGAATAGTGTTTAGGGGTCTAGTTGTGAGAGGGTGACATATCGCTATGTTGCCTAGCGCCATTTCGGGGGGTAGGGGGGTCTTGATACGTCATACACATCATCATACACATAGCTTTTATTCTTTTATTGAAGATCAATTGCACAGTGTTAACCCTTTGATTCCACTACAGTTTCATCAGCTTTAATAGTAATGGGGTTTAGCTCAATAACCTCTTTGCTATTATCAACCTGCAATATAGGTTGCCCTTGTTGACCAATACTAAAGTTGAACTGTACACCTTCACCATTAGTCGTCATATCCATAGATCTAAGCTTTGGATATATGTATTGAGCCACTTCCTTAGAAGCATTAAACCGTGTCAATGTATCGTTC